AATATTACAGTTGGAGTTGGTACTACGGGAATTGGCAGTGTAATTGATTTTGAAATTACAAATACAGGATATGGTTATGGTATTGGTCATACTTTAACTGTTCCTACATTTAGATCTGCACCAGTTGGAACATCGACAGATAGCCCTGTAAGTGCATATGCGATACCAGTTGATGATCCAAGCAAACCATTTAAACCTTTCCAGATAACAATTCAAAAAGTTCACTATGATGAATTCAATATGTGGACAATGGGTGAACTTCAGGCTCTTGATGATTTCTCAAATCTATTCAATGGAACTAGAAGACAATTCCCACTCACAGTTGCTGGTGAGGCATTTGCTATACAGGCAAGAACTGGTTCAAACATAGTTGTGCAAAATACCATTATTCTAACACTGAATGACGTTTTACAAGTGCCAGGTGAAGGTTATGAGTTTGATGGTGGTGGAACAATAACATTCACAGAAGCACCAAATGCAACTGACGTAATGAGAATGTTCTTCTATAGAGGAACTGGTGGTGCTGACGTTGTTGACAGAGATATCATTGAAACTGTAAAAGTTGGTGATGATTTACAATTAGGATATAATCCAACTTATAACACAAGAACTTTCGTTGAGTTCCCTAGAGCAGTTCATGAAATCAAATCATCTGATACAGTTGTAACTAATCAATATTATGGAAGAGGTTTAGGTGATAGTGATACTGAAAGAAGACCTGTTAAATGGTATAGACAATTAGAGGATAGGTTTATTGATGGAAAAATTGTTCGTAAAGATAGACCACTATACGAACCTAAGTTATTCCCAACCTCATATTTAATTCAACCAGTTGGTGTTGGTCAAACAGAGATATTCATTGATAGTTGTAAACCATTCTTTAACCCTGAAAATGAGAATCCTTCAGACAGAGGTTTCCAAAAAGAAATTCAAATAGTTAATGCAAGTTCTGAATATGAGTTTCTTGCTGGTGCTGCTGCGACTGCAATCGTGTCTATTGCCAATACAATACAACATTTTTCAATTACAGACGCTGGTGATGGATACACATCTGTTCCTGAAGTTAGAGTACAACAACCAATAAGTATCGGTGGAACTCCATTTGTCGGTATTGGAACCACTGCAACAGCAATCGCAACTGCAACGGTAACTAATGGATCAATATCATCAATCACAGTTGGAATTAATTCTGGAATAGTTGGAACTGGTTATACTAGTGCTGCACCTCCACAAGTTCTAATATCTCCACCTACATATGTTAGGGAAGAAAATAGTATTGATTTATATGAAGGAGACTTCGGTATTATCAGTGGAGTTGGTATATGCACAGATGTTACAAATTCAACATTAACTGGTGATCAAACAGTTGGCATTACAAGTGGAATAGCTTTTGATTTATTCATTCCAAAAGAATCTGCTTTGAGAGATGATAATATCAATAGCCCTAACGCGATAACAAGAAGTGGTATACAAACTGGATATTATTTCACTGTTAGCAATTCTAATCTTGGATCAGGTATCACTGCACTTGCTAAAAGTGATGGTTCTGTTATTGGTATTGGAACTACTGCTCTAGATGGCATATATGAAGTCGCTCATCATACTGGAATATCAACTGTATCATTCGGTCAAAGCACAACAGAGGAGGCGACAAGAGTATTCTGTAGAGTTCTAGACTGGCATGGTTTAGTTGGTGTTGTTGGTTTAGCTACAGCAAATGCAGGTATAGTTACATCATTCATCGGTGACTTTAGTTGGGGTCGATTACAACTAAATGACAGGCAGTTGGCACAGGCATACACTGTCAATACTAGCAATGGTGTATCTGGTATTAAGACAGGCCCACAGATTAAGAGAAAGGCGGCTCTTAAATCTGACAACTATGTCGTCTAAATAAATAAAAAAAGTGTAACACAAGTTCATGGCGGCTATCATAACGGATCAAATAAGAATATTAAACGCAAAGAATTTTGTTGCTGGTGTATCAACTTCGACTAATTCTTACTATGCTTTTGTGGGTTTACCTAATCCAACAGCGTATCAAAGTGACTGGGATTCAAGTCCTCCAGCACCAGTTGATAATTTTGATAACATGAATGATTTTCATGATACCATGCTTGCTGTAAAAAGAGTGACATCTGCTGACGTAAAGCAAATTGTTCCTAAGTTGAATTGGAACTCTGGAACAACCTATGATTATTACAGACACGATTATAGTATCTCTAATGCACCACCAAACTCTGGTGGAACATCTTTATATACTGCAAACTACTTTGTTGTTAATAGTGATTTTAGAGTCTATATTTGCTTACAAAACGGAACAACTCCAGAAACACCTGACGGAAAACCATCCCTAGACGAACCAACTTTCACGGATTTAGAACCAAGAACGCCTGGTACATCTGGAGACGGTTATATATGGAAATATTTGTATAGTATTAAACCTGCAGATTTAATTAAATTTGATTCTACAGATTTCATGCCAGTTCCAAGAGATTGGGGATCTGATGCTGCAGACGCTGCTGTTAAAAACAATGCTACAGATGGTGGAATTAAAATTGTTGTTGTTAAAAATAGAGGAACTGGTATAGGAACTGCTAACCAAACTTATACTAGAGTTCCAATTAAGGGTGATGGATTTAACGCAGAATGCACTGTTGTTGTTAATAATGATGCTCAAATAGAAAGTGTTACGGTATCAAATGAAGGGTTTGGATATACTTATGGTAATGTTGATTTAGCTGCTGGATCTGTTCCAACACCAACTTCTCAACCAACTCTTGACGTTATCATTCCACCACCAGGTGGTCATGGTGCGGATATTTACAGAGAGTTGGGTGCAACTAACGCTTTGATGTATGCAAGAATTGAAAATGATGCTGAAAACCCAGACTTTATAACTGGAAACCAAGTTGCTAGAATAGGTATTTTAGAGAACCCTAAAGCATTTAATTCTAACGAAATACTTACATTAGATAAAGCAAGTGCTGCGTATGCACTGAGATTGTCGGGAACTGGGTATAGTTCTGTGACATTTACTGCAGATGATTATGTGAGACAAACTGTTGCCACTGGATCAACTGCTGTTGGAAGAGTTATCTCTTATGATCAGACAACTGGTGTTTTGAAATATTGGCAAGATAGAACAATCGCAGGTTTTGCTACTGCAGGATCAAGTGGTATTAGCACAGCGTTAACACCCACCCATTTAGATTTAAATGTTCCAAGTTACAATACTACTAGATTTACATCGGAACCAGCTGCTGGTGGAAGTGTGACTATTGTTGGTGGAAGTTCTAATTTATCAATTAGCACATCATTCTCAGGTCTCTCTACTACTCTAAATAATAGAACCTATTACCTTGGTCAATCATTCACTAAGGGAGTTTCTAATCCAGAGATTGACAAATATTCTGGAAATATGATTTATGTTGATCACAGACCATCTATCACAAGATCTTCCAATCAAAAAGAAGACATCAAAATAATATTACAGTTCTAATTAACTATGGCCCAACAATCAAACCTTAATGTTTCACCATATTTTGATGATTTCGATCCCAACGATAATTATCAGAAGATTCTTTTTAAGCCTGGTTATCCTGTACAAGCAAGAGAACTAACAGGTCTTCAGTCTATATTACAGAATCAAATTGAAAAATTTGGTCAACATTTCTTTAAAGAAGGTGCAAAAGTAATACCAGGTAATACTGCATATTCTCCTGAGTATTATGCTGTAGAGTTAAATAATAGTCATTTAGGAGTTCCTGTAGAATTTTATATTGATCAGTTAATTGATAGAAAAATAATTGGTGCAACAACAGGTGTAACAGCGATAATTAAACAAATTCTCAAGTCTGAGAATAGTGAGAATGGTAATCTAACACTCTATATTTCATACATGTCTTCTGGTGTGGAAGACAGCACAATTAAAGTATTTGCTGATGGTGAATTATTAATAGCAGATAGTGATATTGTTTCAGGCCCTGAAAATAATGCGTTCATACCAACTGGCGAATCATTTGCCTCATGTATTGCAAATAACGCAACATCAACTGCTGCGTCTTTCTCAATATCAAACGGAGTCTATTTTATAAGAGGTAGTTTTGTTCAGGTTCAAGACGAAACTATAGTTTTATCTCAATATTCAAATACTCCTAGTGCAAGAATTGGTTTAAGGATAGATGAAGATATAATTAATGCCGACGAAGATGAAACATTAGCAGATAATTCAAAAGGATTTAATAATTATGCTGCACCAGGTGCAGATCGTTTAAAAATCTCAGTAAGTCTATTTGCTAAGCCATTAGATGATTTTAATGATTCTAATTTTGTTGAATTGGCAGTCATTGAGAACGGTATTTTAAGATCTCAAATTAAAAATACAAGTTATGGTTTTATTAGAGATGAATTAGCTCGTAGAACATATGCTGAATCTGGTGACTACATGGTCAAAAATTTCAGTGTCGCTCTGAAAGATTCTTTAAATGATAACATAGGTAATAATGGAGTATATCAAACAGGTCAATTTACTCAAGGTGGATCACTAGCAACTGATGATCTTGCAGTGTATCAAGTATCACCAGGTAAAGCATTTGTAAAGGGATATGAGGTTGAAACCATAAGTTCGACTTATATAGACTGCCCAAAACCAAGAACTTCAAAAACATTAGAAAATCAAGGTGTTGCATATAAAACTGGAAACGCACTAAGACTTAATAATGTTCAAGGTGTGCCACAAATTGGAATCGGAAATACTTATATTGTAAGTTTAAGAGATCAAAGAATAGGTAGTGCTTTAACTACTGCTGGTGGTAGTGAGATTGGTGTTGCAAGAGTTTATGATTTTGCACTAGAGTCTGGTTCATATTCAACATCTAACTCTAAATTGAATGAGTGGGATGCATCACTTTATGATGTTCAATTATTCTCTAAGATAACCTTATCTCAACCAGATACGTTTACAATACCAACTGAAATAAAAGGAAAGTATAGTGGTGCTTCAGGATTTTTAGTTAATGCTGTTACTAATAGCACATCTTTAAATGTATATGATGTGACTGGTAAATTTGTTCAAAATGAACCATTTATCATTAATGGTATTGATAATAATCGTGTTGCTGTTGCAGTAACATCTCATGGAATGCAAGATGTAAAATCAATATATGGTGGCCCTGATTTAGGTAATGTTGGTTTTGCAAAATCATTTAACGGAGATGTGATACAGAGACCAATAATTGATTTTGGAACTGCAGGTATATCATCAAGTCACTCAGGAGTATGCACAATTACCAGTGAAAATTCTCTATTTCCTGGTGGATTAAAAGTAAATAATATTCTATCGTTTGGTGGATTGGATAATAATGTTCCAACATTCGTAAGGATCACTAACGTTGGCACTAATGATGTGACTGTTGAGGGTGTTCAAGCAGTCACTGGGGTTGTAAGTAGTGAAGTTCCAGCAACTAGAACACAAGTTTCTAGTTTAAAACTTCAGTCATCACCGTTAGAAAGATCTGTTAATAACAGGTTATATTCATTATTACCAAAAGCGTTTGTATCAGATGTTGATCTTTCTAGTTCAACAATAACAATTAGAAAACAATTTACTGTTGATATTACTCTTAATTCCAATACTGGATTAGGTCAATTATCATCTGCTTTAGCTGCTGGTACAAATGAAACATTTTTACCTTTTGATGAAGAAAGATATGTTGTCATGAGACCTGATGGAACAACTGTGGCATTAAATGATGACATGTTTAGATTCTCTTCAGGTAACACAGTTTTACAAATAGTTGGTTTAGGAGCAGCAGTAGGTGGAGCAACATTGATTGCAACTCTCCAAAAATCAAAACCAACATCAAAATTAAAAAAATTAAATCGTGTAAATTCTATTGTAGTAGATAAATCAAAATTATCTGGATCTGGTATTGGTGGAACAACTTTAAATAATGGTTTAACATTTGGTAATTTCCCAATGGGAACTAGAGTTGAAGATGAAAAGATAGTGTTGAATAACGCGGATATTGTTAGAATACATGGTATTTTTGAATCAAATGATACATCGGAGGCAACTGCACCTAAGATGACATTAACATCTTTAAATGGGCCATCTGGAAAAACAACAGATGTTGTGCTTGGTGAAAAATTAATGGGTCAAAACAGTGGTGCTGTCGCAGTTGTTTCTGAAATTGTGACTGATTCCCAGATTACATATATTGTTAAAAATGAAACTGCATTTGAAGAGGGTGAGGTTGTTACATTTGAAGAATCAACAGTTCAAGGATTAATTACAACTCTAGATAATACTAGTAGAAATATATCTGCAAATTATACATTTAACACTGGTCAGAAAAGCACTTTCTATGATTATGGATTTATCACAAGAAAATCAAATGCAAAACCACCTAAAAAACAATTAAAAATATATTTCAAAAATGGTTATTATGATTCAACTGATGATGGAGATATAACAACTAGAAATTCATATAATAGTTGGGATTATAGTAGAGATATTCCAATGATTAATGGTGAATATGTAACTGATACTATTGATATAAGACCAAAAGTAGATACTTATACAGTCACGGAGGGTGTTAGATCACCACTTGAATTTTTTGGAAGAACATTTGATAGTTCTGGAAGTTCTGCTAAAAATATATTAGCATCTGATGAATCAATCAATCTTACTTTCTCACATTTTGTGGGTAGAGTGGATAGAATTTTCTTAGATAAGACTGGAAGATTCCAAGTTAAATATGGTGATCCATCTGAGAAAATGGAAAGACCAACTGGAGTGGATGATGCAATTGAAATAGCAAGTGTTAAATTACCACCATTCTTATTCCAACCAAGACAAGCACAAATTGATTTCTTAAAATATAAGAGATATAGAATGAGTGATATTAAAGAACTTGAAGATAGAATCAAGAATCTTGAATATTATACATCTTTGTCTATGCTTGAAACAAAGACATCAAACTTATTCATTCCTGATGCTGATGGATTAAATAAATTTAAATCTGGTTTCTTTGTTGATAATTTCACATCTCTTCAACCACAAGAAACTAATGGTATAAAAGTTAAGTGTAGTTTAGATACTAAGAGAAATGAATTAAGACCTCAACACTATTGCACTTCTGTTGATCTCATGCCTGGCCCAGTTGAGGGTGTAGATGTTAATTCTGATCGTGCTTTTCTTGCTGCTGAAGGTACGAATATACTAAAACAGGGTGATGTTGTTACGTTAAATTACACTGAAGTTGAATGGTTGAGTCAACAGTTTGCTACTAGAACAGAGAGTGTAACACCTTTCTTGGTTAGTTTCTGGCAATCAACTATAAAGTTAAATCCATCATCAGATACATGGGTAGATACTGCTAGACTTGATGCGAAAATTATTCAGCAAGAGGGTAATTTTGCTGGAGTCATGGCACAAGCAATGCAAGAGTTTGGAGTCGATCCACAAACAGGATTAGCACCAATACAGTGGAATTCTTGGGAGACTGATTGGGTTGGTCAAGAACAGGTAGATCGGAAAGAAGAAAGAACTGAAACAATCACAACATCTGAGGAAGAAATTATAAAAGCAGGTTGGATTAACGGTGGAGGTGGTGTAAACCATTCAGTCTTCCATGATATAACTACAACAACTACTATTGAAGATACAATTCGCGATACTTTCCAAGTTGATAATCAAGTTAGAAATGGAACCAGAAAGGTTGTTACAGAACAATTCGATAACGAATCTCTTGGAGATAGAGTTGTAAGTCGTGATGTTATCACAAATATGCGTTCAAGAAATATAGAAGTTAGAGTTACAAAATGTAAACCACTTACACAATTATATGGATTCTTTGATGGTGTTGCGGTAACAAAATATATCACTCCTAAACTAACTGAAATTACCATGACAAATGGAACTTTCCAAGTTGGAGAGACTGTTGTTGGAACAATGCCAGGATCTGGTATACCAGCAGAGGGAACAGATGTTCCTGCGATTAGATTTAGAGTGGCACAAGCAAATCACAGATCAGGCCCATATAACGCTCCAACTGAAGTTTTTGCAAAAAATCCATATATTTCTCAAGTTGGTGAAACAGGTCTTGAAACATTCTTAGGAACACCAGGTGTTGTTCAACTCGCATCCACTAATGATGGTTCTACAAATATGCCCTCCACATATTCTGCAACATCAACTATATTGAATATTGATACAAAAGCATTAGCAGATCAACCTCAAGGAGATTTCTATGGATATACTTCTACTGGAATGGAACTTAGAGGTGAAAGCAGTGGTGCTACTGCGACCATTACTACAAGAAGATTAATTTCTGATCTTGGTGCTAATTTAATAGGTAGTTTTTATATTCCAAATCCAAATAGTGGTAATCATCCAAAATTTGAAACTGGAACAAAAACATTTACCATGATTGATAATGAAACTCTTGACAAAGAAAATTCAGATACATATGGTGAAGATATTTACACTGCCTCTGGAACATTAGAAACAGTTCAAGAAAATATTATTTCAACTCGAAATGCTATTATTCAAGATAAACCTACAAAAGACGAGAGACAAGTTAAAACATTAACTGGATCTACTGTCATGAAGACAGAGGCAATTTCAAGTGATACTTCTACAAGCAGTCGAGATGTTTGGTATGATCCATTAGCACAGTCTTTCCAAGTTACTGAGGAGGGTGGTATATTCATTACTAGTTGTGATGTTTACTTCCAATCCAAAGATGACATGGATATTCCTGTGACGATACAGATCAGAACAATGGAAGGTGGAGTTCCAACACAAAAAGTATTACCTTTCTCTGAAATAATTTTATCTCCAGATCAAATCAATGTATCAACAAATGGAACTGTTGCGACCAGATTTAATTTTGAAGCACCAGTATACCTTGAAGGGGATAATACCGAATATGCAATATGTTTAGCATCATGGTCAACCAAATATAGTGTATTCATATCAAGAGTTGGAGAGTCTGATTTATTAACTGATGAATTTATATCACAACAACCATATTTGGGATCATTATTTAAATCACAAAACGCATCGACATGGGAACCAAGTCAGTGGGAAGATTTAAAATTTGTTCTTAATAAGGCTGTATTTGAAACTAGTGGAACATTAGAAATATATAATCCAATTCTGTCTGCAGGTAATAGACAAGTTGCAAGACTTCAACCAAACTCAATTAATATAAATTCAAAGAAAATTAGAGTTGGTATTGGAACTTCATTAGCAGATACTGTTCTTGTGAATGGAACTACCATCAATCAATTATCATTTAATGATGGAGATACTGTTTACGCTGCTGCATCAAATGCATCTGGTAATTTCGTTGGTAGTGCTGGTGTAGGAACAGGTAGTATGGGTATTATTAATGCAGGTTTAGGATTTACACCAACGTCTGGATCCTTCACTTATACTGGAATTGCAATGACTAATATAACTGCGGGTGGAGATTTCTTAACTGCTGATATTGTAGTTACTGATGGTGGAATTTCATCTGCAAGAATTGTAAATTCTGGATCAGGATTCCAAAGAGGTGATGTTCTTGGAATAGGAACAATGACTGCATCAAATGGAGACGTTTTACCTGGTAGAAACGCAAGAATGTCTATTGTTTCAATAGGTAACACTAATGAGTTAATTTTAGATAATGTTCAAGGAGATTTTGCTCTAAATGGAATATTAACTTATTCTAATCCATCAACTGGTGATTTTAGTGGTGTAACAACATCGTTGAATACAAGAGTTGGTTCATCAAATACAAACGCTAGAATTACTAGGGCGACAAAGATTACAGAGATAAGTGATGGGTTACATTTTACAGTTGATCATAGAAACCACGGTATGCATCATGAAACTAATAGAGTCACAATCTCTGGTGTAGAATCTGATGTAGTTCCAACCAAACTAACATTACCTTATGGTGCTAATTCTACTTCAACTATATCTGTTGACAGTACTGATAACTTTACAACTTATGAGAATGTTGCTGTTGGAGCAACAAATCCAGGCCTATTACAAATAGGTGATGAGGTATTACGATATACTGGTGCTTCTGGTGGATCAATTACAGGAATTACTAGAGGTGGTAATGCAAAAGGTTATATTAAAGGAACTCCAGTTCGCAAGTATGAATTAGGTGGTGTGTCTCTTGGAAGAATTAACAAAACTCATTTACTAAGCGAAGTAACTGATAGAGATCCTCATCCAATCACATTTGATAGTTACACTATTAAAATAGACACTAGTGGTTTGGGAGGTGCACTAACAGGTTTAAACTTCAATTTACCAGCTAGAGAAAGTGATTTAAGTGCACAGAGTAATCCAAAATTATACTTTAATGATACTAAATCAACTGGTGGATATGATGCACATGCAACACAAAATATTCCTTTCCAAATTATTAACCCTCAAGTGGCTAATGTAACTGTGCCTGGTACTACCTTATCTGCTACCATGAGAACAGTATCAGCAGCAAGTTTAGGTAATGGATTGGGTCAAGGTGCTGATTTACCTTTCTTAGATAGGGGAAGTGAAACTGTAACTTTAAATAAAACAAACTATTTAAATTCACCTAGAATGATAGCATCTAGAATTAACGAAACTAACAATTCTGCAATTCAGGCATTAAATGGTGATAGATCATTCGGCATGACACTTACGTTAGAAACAGGAAATCCAAATTTATCTCCTGTTGTAGATTTACAAAGAATGAGTGCGATTTTAATTTCTAATAGAGTTGATGCTCCAATTACGAATTACATAGAAGATTCTAGAGTTAATTCAGTATTTGACGATCCAACAGCATGTCAATATATTTCTAGAGAAAATAGTTTAGCAAACTCAGCATCGTCAATTAAAATATTGCTTGATGCACATATCAATGAGTTTTCTGATATAAGAGCGTATTATGCGATTAGTTCCACTCCAAACTTTGATCCAATATTTGAACCATTCCCAGGCTATGCTAATTTAAATGATTTAGGTCAAGTAATAGATTCTTCTAAGAGTGATGGTAGACCTGATAGACTTATCCCTAAAGTTGATGTTGGTGGATTCTCTAGTAAAGATGTGACATTCAAAGAATATGAATTTAATATGGAGGATCTTCCACCATTCAAATACTATAGAGTTAAGTTTGTTTTAACATCGACAAATCAAACATATGTTCCTAGAGTGTCTGATCTAAGAGTTATCACTTTAGCATAATGAAAAATTACATTCCAGTTGAAGGTAACTCAGATTTGGTCAGAGATCCAAATACCGATCAAATCATCAATACTAATACAACTGCTTATGAACAATATATGAATCGTCGTAAGCAACGTAAACTTGAAAAAGAAAAATCTTTAACTATTGAAGAAGATCTTGCAAGTTTAAAAAGTGAAATGAATGAGATTAAATCTTTACTAAAGGAGTTAGTAAATGGCAACTAAAAAAATTACTTTTGATCCAGAGGCAGGTGCTGCATATGCAGCTAACTTTTCAATGCTTGGTGGTGCTAATTTTGAAGGTAACTTTGAAGTTGTAGGAACATCAAACACTGCATTTAGTCTTGAAGGATATTCTGGATCATCTCAGATGACTAAAAGTGTTTCCATAGGATCTACTGCTTTTCCTGCAGCAACCTTTACTGTTGGTTTTACAAGTGCTGCTGATGGTAAAGTTCGTATATCATTAGGTGGAACACAAACTAAACTTTTAGAAGAAGGTAGATATGTTTATGACGTTATTGTTAGTTCAGGAAATACTTTCTACAGATTAGTTGATGGTAACATTCTTGTTCAACCAGGTATATCGTCAATCTCCGCACTATAAATATGGATAGAGGTATAGTATAAATGGCCCAACCATCCACCCGATCAGAATTA